TTGGTCATCAAGTTCTATTCCAAGTTTTGCGTAGTGTATAATCTTGTTGTATCTTTGTTTTGCAGTTTCGCCAGGCTTTCTTCTCGTTGCATATTTGATAATGTTTGAATCAATCGTATTCAATTTATTTTTCATACAATAAACAACAGGTTGAATGGCATGTTGAACGTAATGCTTTCCACCTTCTTGGTATTCTAAAGCTTTCTTTTTAGACCCCACACATCCCTTCACATTCATTATTAAATAAATCTAATTGATCTTCAGGTTTCTTTTTTTTCTTTAATAGTGTTTCAAAATCAATNGAGCGTAAAGGTACACCTTTTCTATGTAAATATCTTTCAATATTAGGATCACGACCAGTGTGTCTAATCATATCATCTAGTCTACAAGCTTCCTCAAATTCTTCAGGAGTTTCAACTTTAATTTCATTCCATAAAGTATTATCATGATATGGACAACCTATACAAGAACTTTTTGCAGGTCGTCTTAAATTTTTACCCTCATACCAATCTAAACAATGTTGTCTTGACATTTTATGATCTATCAATGGCCAAATATTTTTAATCCATTTTTCTCTTGAAGGTTTCATACGCATAGCTTCATCTGTAGAGATACCAACCATCACTTCAACCCACATAGATCTTGGAAATCTTTGCCTATCTTTTAATCCTATTAACTTTCTGATTTGCCGATTGATTGGAGTTATTTTGTAATTCCTGGTGCATTGACGAGGACCAATACCAATTTTTCCAGTCTCAGTATTTTTAGCAAAGAAAGGAAGCATAATATATCCATTACCTTTTGCAGCATCTTCTAAATCTTGTTTTATACTACCTGATTTTAAGTGATTTTTAGTTACAATGACTGGGTAACTTAATTGTGATTCTAACCATTTTAAATGATCATAAACTTTTTTTGGTTCCCAACCAGTGTCAGCAAAAATTGCATAATCTGGCTTGCGGCCAAAGGCTCCCTCATCAGCCATGAGTGCCATTGTGGATGATTGCACTCCAGCTCCCAATGATAGAATCCTAAGTTTAGGTTCTCCCGAATAATCCCAATCGCCTTTAGCCACTACCATAATTTATCCTTTATAAACTGATTATACAGTCTTGCCAATGGAAAGAAATACTCGTGATAAGTTCTTAAAATATGTAAAGTTTCTCTTGCCCTGGTTATCCCTACATACCATACCCTAGCTTCAGAGCTTCTTGCAACCCCTACTTTATGTCCAAAATGTGCAGGCCAGTTTGCTTTTTCGTAAATACAAACATGATCTGCTTCACCACCTTTTATTGAGTGTATTGTATCTATCGTAACTCTTGATGATAAATCTAAATTAATTTTATTTTCTAATATTTTTTCAAAATAAAATTTATCTTTTTCTGGGAAATTTCTATTAAATACTTGCTGCCAAGGTCCTGGATCAGCTACTAAACCTGCGAAAACTCTTAGGAAATCTAAATCCATTTTATCACTACTAGAAATATTCATCCATCTTTTGCTTTCAATGGATCTCCAACCGAATGCGATCTCATTAACATATGTATATAATATACCAGCTTCATCTTTAGATACAAGACCCTTATTCATCAACTTATTCCAACTTTTTATAGCGTTCCATTTATTAATATCAAAAGAAGTTTTACCTTTTGTGTTTTGAAAAAATACTCCCGCATTACGTGCAAGATCTTCTAACTCTCTTACTATCTCTTGAGTTCTACCTAGTATAAGCCAGTCCCCATCTGATTGACTTATCATATCAACTATATCTACAAAAGAAGAATGAGTTCTTATATGCCCGTCTTTACCTGAGGGTAAAAATTCTTTTACAACTCTTGGCCTAATCATGTCAGAAATATAGCCACTAAAATCATGTACCACTTTTGGAATTCTATGTGATTGTTTTAAAATATAATTACGACCAGGAAAGTTTATATAATCTTTTACATTTGCACCATTCCATTCAAATATAGCCTGATCATCATCTCCAGCTATGTAAATTTTTTGTGCTCTTGCTGCTAATTTATAAACCATTTTCCATTGTAAAGGAGTAAGATCCTGCGCTTCGTCAATAATTAATACTTTCAAATAAGGTGCTTCTTCTTTTTCAATAAAGTGTGTAATCATATCAGTAAAGTCAACTCTATGATCTTTTTTAAATAATTCGTATTGTTGATAAATTAATTGAAACTTAGGTAGTGTAGCTCTCTTAAATTGTTCTTCAACAAATTGTTGTTCAGGTCTTATTAATTTGTTTCTAGATTTGTCATAAACACGAAGCGACCAATCATTAAATACGTTTACACCATTGTAGTTTTCGTATGCAGGTTTAGCCATTCCTAAATTTTGTGCAAACTCAACCATATCTATTTCTGGATCAAGAACAGGAACTTGTTTTCTAAACTTTCGACAAAAACTATGTATGGTTCTAAAGTTACCAAGGTCTTCATCATCACACCCAGGAAATTTTTTGTTTGCTCTATGCCTTGCTTCGTTTACAGCTTTGTTAGTAAAAGATAAATAAGCTATCTCTCGTGGCTGCACACCNTTGTTAAACCACTTGTCTAATCTATTCAATAAAGTGTAAGTCTTCCCAGTGCCTGGTGGACCAAAAATTTTAATTGTTTTCTTTTTCAAAAGGTGCTTTTTTTCTTTGGAAAATAACATTTGATCTTTCTATGACTGGCTCATCCATTTTTTTACAAAGCCATACATATTTNAGTTTAAGTTTATCGTAGTAATCATGTTTGGTACAACCATTTTTTTTAAGCATACTAATTATTTCAAATTTTTTAGCTGCTTTATCTGATTTCTTAATAAATCTTTCAAACGTTCTGTATTTAAAAACTATAATCTTTTCATGTAAATACCACATCTCAGCTTCAACTTGTGATGCATTATCTGCTTGTTGTGTCTCCTGAGTAAATTGTATCATTGTATCTTTAAATTCTTCTTCGGCTTCATTACTTTCATCATAACCTTCAATGGGTTGTTGCATGGACTTGAGTTTATTCAAAAAAACTCTATAATCTTTGTCTTTAACTTTTTGCCAAACAATGTCTGCTTGATCAAATAATTGTTCAGACAACAGCTGTTGCTGGTTAAGTTGTTTTCCTGTAAGCTCTACCGTCTTTTTATCTATTGTTAAAAAATATATTGGTGGTTTTGTTTTTAAAACCTGGAATGAATCAATGGTAGGAAGATAATCTACACTATCAATACCATATTTTAATTCTTTACATACAGCAGAATTGCAATGATTTTTAAGAGGTGCATCAGTACATTTATATTGATAATCTTTNTTTTCATANTGTGTTATCAAAGCTTGTACCTCTCTAGCTGGTAGTGGTTGTGTAAATCCCTCATTTCTCTCCCATACTTCTTTTTGCCAACCTTCAGGATTTCTTTTTTTAGCAAGTGTAGCAAAACCTGTAAGTGCATTGTTTCTAAAACCATCGCTACAGCCGTTTCTAATTAATGCTTGTAAACAAGGTGGAAACTGATCAAATTCATGTTCTAAAGGAAAACCATCTGATGCTATTTTTATTTCATCAAAAACTTTTTTTGTAATTCTAAATTTTTGTACCCATTGGTAAAACTCATTAATAGGTATACCCATTCCGTTATCATATATAGCATGACGAGTTGTTCTTGCAGCTTGTTGATATGGAATATTAAGCCAGTTACCAAGGTCATTTTTATGCACCATTATTTTCCTTTGTTTAGGAAAAATTTCACAACCGGATAATCCAAGATCAGCTGCTATCTCATGTAACTTATCAATCATATCTGATGCTGATACAGGTTCAATTGTATGTATAAATAAATGCATACCTCCAGACTTAGATCTGTAAGGCACTAAGGGATATCCTTTTGTTCTAAATTGTTTTATTAAAGATTTGTAATCAAGATCATATTTATCGACATCTATACAACCCCATATACATGAATTGTCTGATCTAATAGGAATGATGCCTAAATTAATTTCGCCGTTTAAATGTTTTTGAAATAGTTCATCAGTGACAGGGCCACGTTTAGTTGTGGCCCTACCTTTTTCTTTCCCAGTCTTGTTGTCTCGCTCACCATTGAGATAGTACTCACCGTAAGCAACATCAAGTCCGCTGAACAGCTCCTTGAATCTGTCTAACATTAGAATGGTTTACCAGCTGGTTTACCTTCTTGTTGTACAGGATTCGCTCCTGGGTTCGCGGTTGCGGATTCTTGCTCATACTTCACATTGACATTGCCCTTTAAACAACTGTCATAGAATCCCATTGCAGCATCAAGTGTCATTTGATTTTGAACAGGTCCAATGTGAGATATCTTCCAACCATACCATGTGCCTTTTGCATTTTTTTCAAGCACAGTAGTTAGTAAATATCTTTGCGTGAACATGGCAGGGGTATAGAAACCCTTACCATCCGATCGTTTTTCCTTTACACTTCTCATCATAGAATTCCACATCTTAGATTTTTTTCTTTGAGTGGCTTTCATACTCATGAGTGCAGACTCTTGTGGGATACCCTCTGATACCCTTATTACAAAATGTGATGCAGTTTCTTGAACATAGTTACCGTTCGGTAATCTATCCAAGTTCTGATCATCTCTTGTAGTCTGCGCAAGAATATTAGAATCAGCTGAGTGTGTAGCAGCTGGTGCATTTGCACCCTCCTGCCTATCAGGCCATTCTAAATACTCAAGCTTATAGTAACAAGGAACAACCTCTATACCTTTTTGCCCGTCAAACAGATCTTGTGTTACACTGTTAAAGATCATGCCTGGTCTTGCTTCAGGAATAAAAGCTGGATCACCTTGAGTTACTTGTGGTGACAATTGACCGAGCACCTTTAGAAAAGGTAGCGCTAGATCCTTTGCACCCTATTTGCTCAAACCCTTTGTCTGCTAGATCTTCTCCAACAGATGCAATCGAAAAGTTTGGCTTCACTTGTACGTTTCCGTTTTTCGCTTTCGTCATTGTATTTTCTCTTTCGTCTTAATTTTCGTTCTATTAGCCACATAGATGCTAAACAAATCGGCAGGTAATGTTACCCCTTTTTCCGTTTGTTCCCTTACGAACTGCTTAAGTTGCATGGCGTTCACTTCTTGTTTTTGAACGGGTCTATAGTTTGCCTTAGTCAAAAGCTCCAGAACGTGTTGAGCTTTTGAATCGTCACCAGCTGTAAATGACACTCCAACATTATTACGAATCAAGTCAGCATGATTATTATCACGCAACCATTTAAACGCCTCTTCTTGACGATCTTTGGATATTCTTGCTCCGTAAAAAGGAGTGATTTTAACTGATGTGCCGTCGGCCAAATCAAGTGACGATACACCTGCTTCTGTCATGAGATTAGGAATAGTCTCTTCAGATAAAAACAGAGAATCTTTTTTCTTTTTCTTAAGTTGTTCTTCTAGATCCGCTATTTCTTTTTCTGTTTCCTGAAGCTCAGTACACTTCGCAGATATCGTATTGATTTGTTCGTCCGATGCTTTCATAAAAGCACCAGACACTTTTTGTATGTCTATTTGTTTTACCATAACGACCTCCGCTGATGAAAATAAACTATTGATTTTTATTGTCAAGTATTTTATTAACGTGGGAGATGGTAACTAAATATAATTTTAAGACTAAGCCTTTTGATCACCAATTAGAAGCATTAGAGAAATGCTGGGATCAAAAAACATATGCCTTATTTATGGAGATGGGAACTGGTAAAACTAAAGTTTTACTTGATAATATTGGGGTTTTAAGATGTCAGAACCTTATAAATGGTGCCTTAATTATAGCTCCTAAATCAGTTTATACTGTGTGGCATAACACAGAAATACCAAAACATTTAAACGTAGAATATGACGTTTTACTATGGAAAAACACCATGGTTAAACAAAAATTAACAAATTTTATGCAAAAACCTTCTTTAAAATTAAAAATATTTGTGATGAATATTGAAGCTTTATCTGGTGACAAAGGTTCATTTTGGGCAGAAACATTTTGCAACCTACACGATGCTATGGTTGTAGTAGACGAATCTACGTGTGTTAAAAATTATCAAGCTAGAAGAACAAAAAATATATTAAAACTTAGAAAAAGATCTAAATACAGAAGGATCCTTTCAGGATTTCCCACACCAAAAAATCCAATAGATTTATATACTCAATGTAATTTTTTAGATCCTGCGCATCTTGGTTTTAATTCAATTGTCGCTTTTAGAAATAGATATTGTTATTTTGAAACTTTGTTTTTAAATGGAAGACAAATCAATGTACCTGTTGGTTTTACTAATCTTGCAGAGATAGAAGCTAAACTTAAAAACTTTGCATACAGAAAAACTAAAAAAGAATGTTTAGATTTACCTGATAAAATTTATACAAAAAGAATAATACAATTAACAGATGAACAACAAAAATTATATGATGATATTAGACTACAAGCCAGAGCCCATTTACAAGATAAAGAATTGACTGTTACGAATGTTGTTACTGAAATTTTAAGATTACATCAAATTACTTGTGGTTATTTTAAATCAGGTGAAGGCGAAATACTTGATGTAAAAAATAAAAGATTAGATGCATTAATAGACATTTGTGAAGACACAGATCAAAAAATTATAATTTGGTCTACTTATGTGCATAACATAGAACAAATAAATAAAGCATTAGTTAAAAAATTTGGAATAGAATCGGTTGTTACTTTTTACGGAGCCACTTCATCAGATCAAAGAACCGAAGCAATAGAAAGATTTCAAAACGATCCTAAATGCAGATTTTTTGTAGGGAACCCGGCTACTGGAGGTATGGGTATAACTTTGACAAAAGCTGGAGTAGTTGTTTATTACTCAAATAGTTATAATGCAGAACATCGGGTACAGTCTGAAGATAGAGCGCATCGAATTGGTCAAGACCAGAAGGTAACTTACATTGATTTTGTTGCTGAAAAAACAATTGATGAAAAAATATTAAAGGCTCTAGATTCAAAATTTAGACTTTCTGCAAAGACTCTTGGCGAGGTTGTGCGTGATTGGTTTTAAATTCTTCAACTCTTTTCCACCACTTATCTTTATATTCATCTAATTTACTTCCAGATAATTCAAACTCTTGGAAAACTAGACCAGTTGAAGCCATTAATATTGTGCCCCCTTCAATTTTACCGTATTGTTTTTCATGTGCACAAATATAAGCGGTTAATTGTAAATAGTAATCTTCTACCCATTCTTCACGTTTGGGTTTATTTGTTTGTTTAAAATCTAATATTGTAGGTTTTTTTCTATATACTCCAACACAGTCCATGGTGCCTGCATATTCGTTTGGATAAGCTATATTCTGTTCTACACCCCATATTTCATCTAAATAGATAAAACCTTTAGATATGATTAAATTAGCCATTTTATGAGCTATAGGAGCGTCGTGGGCAGGCGTATCGAAGTTATTGGTATGCACGTACCTCTCAAGCATTTCATGCATAATTGACCCTCTTGCAGCTGCCTCTTTCATAATTTTTTGAGCTTCAGCTTCGCCAACTCTTTCTCTCCATGCCTTGATTCCGTCAGAATCTACTTTTGTTTTTGATAATATTGTGGTTACTGATGGTAATTTTTCCTTGCCATCTAGATAAACTCTCCGTCCCCGGTCCGTTGTCCGAGTGTACTGTTTATAGTTGTATTTATCTGTGACCTTCACCAAAGAAGGGTTATCATACTGGTGTGTTAAGTAAAGAAAAAACTAATGTGCATAAACCTATAATGACCATTCCAGCTATACCTATTAGTATTTTTTCAATTCTATTAACCTGAGATTGTAAATCTGAAATCTTATCATGTGTTTGTTTTTGCATGATTCGACATAATTTTTCATGACTGTCTATTCTATTATGTGCTAGTTCTGCTGTTTTAGCCATTATCCTTGTCCCCTTCTACTTGCAATAGTATTTCCTAATGGGTCAAAAGGAAATAATTGACCATAATCTACGGGTTGTACTCCAGGTCCCGGAATTCTAAGTCCTTGTTGTCTTGGAAGAGTTGTAGGTGATATTGTTTGATTTTCAGGCATTGTGTTTACTGCTCTTGCCATCATTGCTTCTTCTTCCATATTAGCTGGTAGACCACCTATTTGTTGAGTTAAATATTCTATATCAGGTAATGTATCTACTGCTTTAATCCCTTCTTCTTCATTTTAAACCAAGATACATATTTTCCTCATCTTTTTTATTCATGTTTAAATTTGTAAGAGGTTCTACTGGTGATTTTGTTTGGTCTAAAATTTTAAATATTTCTTGCATTGATGCATCGCTCTCATCAAACTTATAATCTTCTGGCACATAATCATTTAATGTTTCGTTAGCCAATTTTGCCAAATGAAACCTTGTGAAGGTAGAGAACCCACCAAATTTACCAGGTTGTTCTAAAAAGTTTTTAAAAGCAGAATTAATTACATTCATAGCATTTGGATTAGATAAAATTCCATTTGCTTTGTTACCTAAAAATAGTGTTACTGCCATAGGAAAGAATCCCATACCATATGCACCAGCACCTACTGCAATGTTTGGACCTGATAAAACTAATCTTCTAGCTAAGAAAGTTGATGCCTCAGGTACTACGTAAGATTTTACCGCATCCATATAACTTAATAAATCATCATAACTTTTTAAAAGTTGATTTGCTTTTTCTTGACCAAAAATAATTCTCATCTGTGTAGCTGATGCTTCGTTAGGTAATACTAATTTTCTAAAAATATCTGCATCAAAGTAAACATTGCCACCACCTAAATTTTTTGCAGGTAATCCATTTGGCATTAATAAATCATCAACAGTTTTGTAGGGCTGTCCCAACATTGCTTTTTGTTGTTCTTTTAATAAATAACTTTCAATCCAATCACCCATTGCATTTTTTTCAATCGGTCTAAAAGACATTTGATAAGCATTTCCTACATGCGCACCCCATAATTTTTGTAAACTTTCATTACCTTCTTTAGAGCCTTTCTTAACTAAATCTGTTTTAAAAGCAGTATTACCTGATGCGTCTACAAATGGAGTTACTTTATGAACATCTGAATCCAAAAGTTTTTGTAGATCTGTAATAGCTTCAAAACTCATTCCATTTTTAGTTTGAAAAATATTTCTACTTATAGTTTTTAACATTTCATCTTTGTAAGTATTTCCTGCTTTGTAAAAATCTATCATCTGTTTATAGCTTAATGCGTTTTGATCAAACGCAGCTAATTTTCTTGCAGTTAAAGATTCGAAAGTTTTTATGTTGTTTGCATAATATTCAAATGCATGTTCAATATTTTCTTTAAGTTCTAATTTTTTTGCTTGCGTTAATCCAGTTTCACCAACAGTTGTTTTCACTTCTGCTTGTACTAAATTACCACCAGCCTCAATCATATCTTTTGTAGCTACATTTTCTCTTAATGTAATTTGTCGTCCAGGTGATAAGTCCATTTTTGCAAAGTCTTCTTCTAAAGCTTTTTGTAACTGCGTATAAATCATTTGACTTGGTTCATTTTTAGATAATTGAGCTGTAGATTTATTTAACATTGTTCTTAAAAAAGAATATTCTGAAATAGATATAGGTCTACCTTTTGAAGCTAATTCTTGATACGCTGCAATAAATTGACCAAAAGGTGTAGTCAAATCCTGTTCTTGTAAAAATGCCTTAAGTTCTGGCGGTGCCGTTGTGTCTCTCTGTAATGCTTTAAAATATGCATTTACGTTGTTTAAATCTATAACTCTTGGGTCACCAAATGCTCTAGCTTGGTTTAAAAATCTATTAAAATTTATACTATTAATATTCATGAACTTTTCGTATGTTTTTAAAACTTGATTAGCAGCTCTTTCAGATGATTGTGCTGCAATAGCTAAGTGCATACCTGGCTGTAATTCAAATATTTTAGAAGATACATCATTGAATTGTTTAATAGCGCCTAGCTGAGCTTGTGCAGCCGGTCTTCCTATATATGGTAATTGACCAAAAATTCTATTAATACCTTTTAAAATTTTACCACCAATTGTATTAGGATCTGACGCCATGATGTAAGTAAGTTTTAAATTATTTTTTTTAGCTATTTCTGCCATTG